ATATATGAGGGTGCAAAAATAATTGGTAGTAACAAATTGTTAAAATGGCAACTTGCTAAAAATATGACAAGACCTAAAGCTGATACAACTAAAGTACAGATGAGTTATAATATAGTTGCTCCAAGAATTTATAAAGGTAAAATAGAGTCTTTAGTTGGTAGAATGACAAGCTTTGCAGATATGATACAGCTAACTCATTTAAAACTACAACAAGTTTTATCTAGGATGGTACCTGATGGTGTTTATTTAGATGCTGACGGTATTGCTGAAATAGATTTAGGTAATGGAACTAATTACAACCCACAAGAAGCATTAAACATGTATTTTCAAACTGGTTCTGTAATTGGAAGATCAATGACACAAGATGGAGATTATAACCATAGCAGAACTCCTGTACAAGAATTACAATCAGGCCACGGTGGACAAAAAATATCTAGTTTAATAAACTCTTATAATTATTATTTACAAATGATTAGAGATGTAACCGGATTAAATGAAGCAAGAGATGGTAGTACGCCAGATAAAAACGCGCTAGTAGGTTTACAAAAAATAGCAGCGGCTAATTCTAATACCGCAACAAGACACGTATTACAAGCAGGTTTATATTTAACATTAAAAACAGCAGAAGCGATATCTTTAAGAATATCTGATGTTTTAGAATATGGTAGTACAACACAAGCTTTTGTTCAAGGTGTAGGAAAATTTAATGTCGCTAGTTTAAAAGAAATAAATGAATTACATTTGCATGATTTTGGTATATTTTTACAATTAGCACCAGATGAAGAAGAAAAACAAATTTTAGAAAATAATATTCAAATGGCTATACAGCAACAACAAATAGAACTTGAAGATGCTATAGATGTAAGAGAAGTAAAAAATCTAAAACTTGCTAATCAACTACTAAAACTAAGACGTAGAAAGAAAATACAAACTGATAGACAAATGCAACTTGAAAATATACAAGCACAAACTCAGTCTAATACACAAGCTGCACAAGCAGCAGCAGAGCTAGATATGAGAAAAGAACAAATGTCTACACAAAGTAAAGCACAGTTATCTGAAGTTGAGCATAATTTCGATATGCAAAAGCTACAAGCTGAAGCAGAACTTAAAAAACAACTTATGATACATGAGTTTGAGCTTAATATGAGGCTTAAACAAATGGAAACACAGGTGATTAATAGTAAAGAACAATACAAAGAAGATCGTAAAGACAAACGAACAAAAATACAAGCTACACAACAAAGTGAGCTTATAAACCAGCGACAAACTGGTAAACCGCCTAAAGATTTTGAGTCAGCAGGTTTTGACGCATTAGGTGGATTTGGTTTAGAACAATTCGAGCCAAGATAATTTTTTAATTTTTTATAATATTATATTATGTCAGAAACAAAAGTAACTCCAGTAGCAGATGAAAATCCTTCTGTAGCTGAAAAAGAAGAAGCGGTATTAGAAAAAGCCGGCGTAAGTACTAAATTAGATGACGGTACTTATAAAGTTGATCTAGATAAAATTAACGAAACTCAACAAGAAAATGTTGAAACAGTAGTTGAAGAAAAAACAGAAGAAAAGGTTGAAGAGCCAGTACAAGAGCCGGTCGAAGAACCTATAACACTAATTAACGAAGAACAAGATGGCGTACAAGTGCAAGAGCAAGAAAGCTTACAAGAAGTTGAGCAAGCCGAGCAAAAAGTTGAAGAAAAACAAGAGGTAAAACTAGAATATCCTGAAGATGTCAAAAATTTACTTGATTTTATGTCTGAAACAGGTGGATCACTTGAAGATTACGTAAAGTTAAATGTAGATTACAATAATTTAGATGATAATGCTTTATTAAGAGAGTATTATAAACAAACTAAACCACATCTTAGTGATGATGAAATAAGTTTTCTCATGGAAGATAGTTTTTTAATTGATGAAGAAGTTGATAGTGAAAGAGATATTAAGAGAAAACAACTTAATTACAAAGAACAAGTTGCTGGTGCTAAAAATCATTTAACCAGCATGAAACAAAAATACTATAATGATATTAAATCAGGTTCTAAAATGTCTCCGGACGTTAAAGAAGCTGTAGATTTTTATAGTAATTATAGAAAAGAGCAGGAAGAACTTACTGCTCTGCAACAAAAATCAAATGAGCATTTTTTAAGTAAAACTGATAATGTTTTTAATAATGAATTCAAAGGTTTTGAATTTAAAGTAGGTGAAAACAGATACAGATACAATGTAAAAGATGTAAATGAGACAAAGCAAGCCCAAAGTGATGTTTTAAAAGCGTTTAAGATGTTCTTAGATGAAAATAATATGCTGAAAGATGCCCAAGGGTATCATAAGGCGCTTTATGTTGCTAGAAACGCTGATTCTATAGCGAACCATTTTTATGAACAAGGTAAAGCTGATGCTGTAAAAAGCATGTCTTTACAGGCTAAAAATATTAACATGGATCCCAGGAAGGGTGCACAGAATATTGAAGCTGGTGGATTAAGAGTAAGAGCAATAGGCGGCGATGATAGTTCAAAACTTAGAATAAAACTTAGAAAATAATAATTAAAACAAAAATTTTAAAAAATGGCAATTACATTAGGGAGCGGAACTACAACTCCAGCTCCAGTTAAACAAACATTAGCCTCTAATTACGTTGATTTTACTGCGACTGCTACTGCTGGTTGGGCACAACAATACCTACCAGAGCTTTACGAAGCTGAAGTAGAAAAGTACGGTAATAGATCGGTTGGAGGATTTTTATCAATGGTAGGCGCAGAAATGCCTATGAGCTCAGATCAAGTTGTATGGTCAGAGCAAGGAAGATTACATTTATCTTATTCAGGAGGTACTTGTGCAGCTGACTCAAGCGGTGAAAACACAATATCAGGACTAACAGGACATGCTATTAGAGTAGGTCAGTTAGTTGTAATATCTGACGGTACTGATGTTGCAAAAGCTCAAGTTACTGCAATACCAAGCACGAGTTCGATAAAAGTAAAAGGTTATGCAGGAGCAACAGGTCTTGTAGCAGATTCAAGTATTGTGACAACATCAGGTGCAATTAAACTTTTTGTATTCGGTTCAGAATTCAAAAAAGCACAATTAGGTATGTCAGAAGCTGTAACACCAAGTTTCCAGTCTTACACTAACAATCCTATTATCATGAAAGATAAGTATGAGATCTCAGGATCTGATGCTGCTCAAATTGGTTGGGTTGAAGTTTCAGGTGAGTCTGGACAAGGAGGTTTCTTATGGTATTTAAAAGCTGAAGGTGATACAAGACAAAGATTCAATGACTATTTAGAAATGACTATGGTTGAAATCGAAAAAAATAGCAACACAAATCTTACGGGCATTAAAGGTTCTGAAGGTTTATTTGCTGCTATTAAAGATAGAGGTCATATTCACGAAGATGGTTTAGATGGATCTTCTGCATCTGACGACTTAACAGATTTTGACAATATGCTTAAAAAGCTTGATAAGCAAGGAGCTATTGAAGAAAACGTTATGTTCTTAAACAGAGACTTATCACTTAACTTTGATGACATGTTAGCAGGTTTAAACCCTCACGCTGCTGGTGGTTTAGATTATGGATTATTTAATAATTCAGAAGATATGGCATTAAATTTAGGATTCAACGGATTTAGAAGAGGTTCTTATGACTTCTATAAAACTGATTGGAAATATTTAAATGACGCTTCTACAAGAGGCGAAATTGCTTCTGATGTACAAGGTATATTAGTACCTGCTGGTACATCTTCTGTGTATGATCAAGTTCTTGGTAAAAACATCAAGAGACCTTTCTTACATGTTAGATACAGAGCTTCAGAAGCTGATGATAGAAAACTAAAAACTTGGATCACAGGTTCAGTTGGTGGAGCATCTACTAGCGATCTTGATGCAATGGAAGTTCACTATTTATCAGAAAGATGTTTAGTAACTCAAGCTGCGAATAACTTCGTAATCTTTGGTAACTTCTCATAATTTATAACGTAGAGACGAGGCGCTTCGGCGCCTCTGCTTTACATTTTTTTTATTTAATAATATTATATCATGACAAAAAAACAAAAACTAAACTGGGAAGTAAAGGATAGACTTTACACCCTAAAAAAAGGTTTAACACCTTTAACATTTACTATAAAAAGTAAAAATATATTTTGGTTCGATGAAGAAAAAGGATATGAAAGAGAATTAAAATATGCTGTAAATCAAAAAACTTGTTTTGTTGATGAATTTGCAGGTGATGCTAGACTTGGTCACATAACTTTTGAAGATGGAACATTACAAGTGCCAAAAACAAAACAATCATTACAAAAATTACTTTCATTATACCACCCTGGTTTAAACAACGTATACGAAGAGTTTGACGCTGTAGAAGAAGCAAAAGATCAATTAGCTGATATTGAATTTGAAATTAAAGCTTTAATGATTGCTCAAAAAATGGATGTAGAAGAAGCAGAAGCTATAGTTAGAGTAAACGTAGGTAGTGAAGTTACACAAATGACATCAAAAGAAATAAAAAGAGATTTATTAGTATTTGCTAAACAAAATCCATCTTTATTTCTTGAACTTGCTCAAGACGAAAACATACATGTTAGAAACACTGGATTAAAAGCAGTTGAACAAAACATTATAAAACTTTCTGATGATCAAAGAACTTTTGTGTGGGCATCTAATAGTAAAAAATTAATGGTTGTACCATTTGATGAAAATCCTTATTCAGCTTTAGCCGCTTGGTTTAAAACTGACGAGGGTGTAGAAGTTTACAGCACAATAGAAAAAAGACTAAAATAGTCACTTTATAAGGTTAGGCCGCGTAAAGTGGCCTAATCATATAAATAATACAATAAGCATGGCTATAAGTGTAGACAAAGTATATAAAACAGTATTAACAATATTAAATAGAGAACAAAGAGGACAATTAACTCCTGCACAATTTAATAAATTAGCTAATCAAGCTCAATTAGAAATACTAGAAAAAACATTTTATGATTATAATAGAAGCTTTAACAAATCAAACGTTGTAGGTTCTAACGATGATTATGGCGATGTAACTAAAAATATAAAAGAAAAAATAGATCATTTTTTAAAATTAACAACAGTAGCTATAGATACAACAAATGATCAAATAAACTTAACAAATACTATTACAGATCTATATAAATTAGTTTCTGTTTATAAAGACGATAACTCCACAGAAATTGAAGAAGTAAATATTTCAGAACTACCTCATATAATATCTTCAAAACTTATTAACCCAACAACTACATACCCTATTTTTTATAGGCAACAAGTAACAGATAATACTGGCGGCACAGCACATTTAGATAATGCAATAAAAATATTACCAGCAACTTTAACTGGTAATTTAAATTTATATTACATTAAAAAACCTGACGTTGTAGCTTGGAACGCTAGTAATCAAGCAGGTCCAAACAACTCTATACAGTTTGATTCTGCATCAAGTGTAAATTTCGAACTACATCCTAGTGAAGAGCCAAATGTTGTTATAAAAATTTTATCTTACGTTGGTGTTTTAATAAAAGATCCTTTTGTAATACAAAGTATGGCAAAAAAAGAACAAGAAACTTTTAATAAAGAAAATATATAATAAATGGGATTTCTAGACAACAAAACAGATCAATCGTATTATGCAGGTTCACAAAACTTTACATGGAATACAGGTGATGACCAAAATTTTACTATAACAACTATTGATCCTATGCCAACCAGCGTAAGTGACTTTTTTGTGTATAAAAATGGAGCAGTAGTTGATAGCACAAATTATAGTTATAATAACTCTTCAAAAGTTTTAACTTTTATAAACTCTTATGTATTCGCAAATAATGATATTGTAACAGTAGAATTAAGATTAAAGCTATACGGAGATTATAGATATATAACATTAAGCGATGTAGTAAATAACTTTATGTTTTCTTATGTTGGTGATGGTAAAATAATAAACAAAGCCAACAGAAGAGATGTTTTGTTTCACACAAAAAGAGGTATTCAAGAGTTTGCTTATGATATTACAAAAGTTGAAAAAATACAAGAAATAGAAGTTGGTCCTACATTGTCAGTGCCAATGCCAAAAGATTTTATAAGCATGATTGGTGTTTGTTGGGTAGATAACGCTGGCGTTGAACATCCTATACCTAAAGGCAGTATAACATCAAAACCATCAGAGGCTTTAGCACAAGATGATGAGTTTAACTATACTTATGATAATAGTGGTAACTTAATAAAGACAACATCAGTAACAAACGAAAGATTTAAAGAATTTAATAACGAAGAGCTAACTCACGCTTTTGGTAATGATGATTATTTTTATAATCAAGATTTTCCTGCAGAAAGATTATTAGAACAAGGTAAAAGATATGGTGGTGATCCGAGCTTAATGAATCGCAATGGAATTT